CTCAAGAATGTCGCCCAGCGACGGGCCGCTTGACGTGCGCGGAATTTCAATGTCGCGCATCGCCGGGCTGCCAGGACTGGTCAGCACGTCGACGAGCTTGGGAACGGTATTGGCCAATTGCCCGATGGCGGTCATGTTGAGCACATCACGCACGCTCGGGCCTTCGCCAGCGCGGCCCGCGATCGGGCGCACCGAGTTGCGCACGCGCATCGCGGCGAGTGCGCTCGGGTCGCGCTGCTCGTAATCAGGCAGGCCGCGCGTCAGCTCGGGCAGATCGTCGGGTGGCACCTCGGCGAGGCCGGTGCCGAGCGCGTGCAGCGGGAGCCACGGCGCGTTGTCGATTGTTCTAGGCATGTGATCAGGCTTTCGCGCAAGCGATGAAGGTGGACCAAAGTGTGTTGCTGTTGCCGTCGTCGCCCATGTCGACCGATACGTCGGCGGGCGCGGCGTTGTAAATTTTGTCTTTCACGTAAGAGATGCCGCTCGGGCTGATGACCGTGTCCTCCGCCGGGGAGAACGATCGCGTGGTGACGTTGCCGCTCGAGCGATAGCCGGCGACGACGACCAGTGGAGGAACGCCGCCCGAGGCGGTGCAATTCTGCGAGGCCGGGTCGCCGTCGCTTTGCCCGTAGTTCGTCGACCCGACGTTGACGGATACGATCGGCGAGTCGCCGCGAAAGACGAGCGCCCAGCGCTGGTTCTCAACGCCGCCGTTGGTGCCGCCCGGGTTGCCGCCACCTTCGGTGCCTGCGGCGATCTTGTACCAGACGTTGCAGCGAGAGCTGGTCCCGTTCACCAGGTCGTCGCGGTCGAGGATCGTCGTGTAGCCGGCTGGCGTGTTCGGTGACGCGCCGCCGCTGAAGTTTCGAGCCCAGTTGCCGTACAGGATCAGATCGCCGGCGATGATGCTTGCCGGGAGCGTGATCGCAGCATTGTTCGCGGTGGCGCTTCCAAACAACGAGAGCACGAGCCGCTTGCGGCCGCGGAAACCTGGCTGAAACGGCATGCTATGGCGTGAGGTTGCCGCCGCACACCCACTCGTCGGTTGCGCGTTTGTAGATGGTCGCGACGGCGTATTGACCCGCGAGCTTGAGGCCGGCGTTGTGAGCGCGCAGCGTCACGCCGGCGCCGGCGGTGAGCGTCGTTTGCCCGGCGCCGAGCTGCGTCACGTTCACATAGGTGCCGACCGGGAACGCAACGCTCGAGTTCGGCGGTACGGTGAGCGTGTTCGCACTGCCGACGTTCTGCTCGACGGTCTTTCCCTTGTCGGTGAGCGCGAGCGTGTAGTTGCCGGTTTGCGTGTTGATCGCGGTGAGCTTGCCGATGGTCTCGTAGTTGTCGTCGAGCAGCGACTGCATCAGCGTGTCGACCGCGGCTGAGTTCAGGCCGTCAAACACATTCGTGACGGCCTGCAGCTGCTTCGCCACCGATTGCAGGCGATCGAGAAACTCGTAACCTGTTTGCGTTGGCTTGCCGCCATCGGTCATCAGCGGCACTTGCGGCGGCGCAAGCGGAAGAGGTGCGACCATCAGCTATCCGACACTCTCGGGTTGACCGACTGCGTGGCGCTGGTGAAGCCGAACGTCACCGGATCGGATTGCTCGATGCGCCAGCGGCGACCCAGCCAGGTCGCGCGGCCGGTGCAGGCCACAAGCGACACGATCTCACCTTGCTCGCCCTGGCGGCCCAGCTCGCGCACGAACGGCGAAAACCAGTTTTGCCCGCCGTCGTCGCTCCACGAGAGTTCGACTTTCGGCGTCGTCTGGGTCGGGTCGATGCCGCCCGCCATGCCGACGCCGGTGTCGAACCAGAAGTCGGCGCGGCCGACCTTCTGACCGGCGGGGAACGAGATCACGGGGCCGGACTCGAGCCGCACGCCGAACGGGTTGCCGTTCTCCTGGTTCGTCGCGGCGGTCACCTGGAGCATGTTGCCCGAGTTGTTGTCGCCGACGAGCCACTTCGAGAACGCAAACACGCCACCGATGATGCGCGAGAACAGCGCCTGGTAGCTCGTGCGCTCGTGCCAGGTGCGCGTGTTGAGGTCGAACACCCACGTCCACGTCGGGCTCGTCAGTTGCCAGAGGGCATGACCGCGCGACATGTAGACGGACACGTGCAGCGTCGTCTTGTCGGTGACGGCCTCGATGAGCGCGTCGAGGTCGGGCGGCGACACCGCTTGCGCCTCATAGCCGACGAGCTGGTTGACGCGGTTGTCGTCGCCGACCCACAGCAGCGCTCTGCCGAAGCCGTCCTCGTGGCCGCCGACGCAATACGGGCCGGCGATGCCGCGTGGAATGACCACGGAGCGCGCAAACGGGAATGGTATTGTCGCCTGGTTGGTCCACACCTCGGTCGACACCGGGCCCATCAGCAACAGCATGCCCGACCACGGCACGCCGCGCGTGAGCGCGTCTGGCTTGCCCTCGGCCGAGCCAAACGACAGCGCATTGACCGCCGTGGTGTTGAGGTCAGTCGCGTACGCCTTCCCGCTGCCCGTCGTGAACACGAGATAGCCGTCGATCGAGCAGACCGAGTTCACCGCCGGCAAGTCGGCGTCGGGGTAGCTGTTCGTGACCGATGTCGGCGTGAAGGTTGCGATGTTGCCGTCAGGATCGACAAAGACCTTGTCGGGCGTGGCCGCGTTGTTGCGCGCAAAAAACCCCTTCTTGGTCCCGTTCAACGCACCGACGTTGGTCGAGGCGCCGCCGCTCGAGGTCCATTTCTCGAGCTGGCCGCTGAAGGCGCTGAACAGCACGCCGTTGATTTCAATGGAGCCGCGGTAGCCGCTCCTCGAGGTGGTGCCGAACGAGCTGAGACCTGGCGCGCGCCGATAGATCACCTTGCCCGGCGCCGTCTTGCTCAGTTGGTCGACGTAGCAATTGATCAGCCGCCCACCCGATTCCTGGGCTCGCAGGCCTGGGTTCGTCGAGAGCGGGAACGGGATGTTCGAGTGGTCGCGCAGCGGCATCAGCTGCCCCGCACGAAGTTGCCAGTGCCGAGCGGCCGCGTGGTGCGCACCGCCTTATCGACGCGCAGCATGCGGCGCGTGCGCGCCGGCCGCACCAGGCGGAGCAGCGTGTCTTCGGCCTGGTCGTTGAGGACCTTGAGCGACGGATCGCCGGCGAGGTTGAAGCCAGATGCGGCCGCCCATGCTAGGCAATCGGAGAGCGCGAGGCACAACTCCTCGGGAAACTCGCCGCTGTTCGGCGGGCTTGCGGTGCCGAGGATCGAGGGCGCGGTCACGTCGACGATGTCGAGCGTGCGCAGCTCGGCCATGCGCGGGTTAAGGACGACGTCGACCTTGGCGACCATCTCGTCGCTGACGGTCTGCCCGGGAACGAGCACGCCGAGCTTGTCGAGCGCCCTGTCGATGAGCTGGCGCCGCGTCCACGTGGTGGGCATAAGGGAGGCTCCGGCGCGAGCGCGCCAATAGAGGAGAGAGTGATGGCGATTGAGAAACCGAGGCCCGAGGATCGGACCATCTTCGGCTACGACAAACAGGGGAACGCGAAGAAGTTCGAGGTGGACAAGCTGCCTGGCGGCAGGCTGCCGCCCGGCTTCACCGATGAGCCGCCGCCCGGCAAGCACCCGAACACAGCGCACCTGCCGCAAGAGGAGCAGCAGCCGGCGCAGGATAAGGCGAGCGAGAAGCCGAGCGAGCGCAGCGGCGAGGAGCAGAAGAAACCCAAATAACGAGAGAGAGCGGCGGGGTGGGCACACGCCCGTCCCGCCGCTCGAGTTGTTAGATGCTCGATGCGCCGCCCGTGAGCCGCACAGCGAGGCGCGGGTCAACGGTCTTCACAGCGAACAGGACGTCACAACGCCAGGCGCTGACGTCGTTCGTGCCGTCGTAGTACGGGATCAGACGAACGCTGATGCCCTTGTACGACTCGCGCGCCACATCGACTGCACCAGCCGGCTTCACCATCGGCACCATCGCGAGCGCGAACGCGTTGCGGTGGAAGACGAGGTTCTGACGGTAGGGGCTCGAGGCCGCGCCAGCGACAGTGAGCGCGGCGTTGTCGGCCGGCGCCGCTGACACCGACTGGAACGCGCCAGTGGTGATGATCGCGGGCGAGATCGACAGCGTGGCGTTGCCGGTGCCGTCTGCGGTGACGTCAGCCAGCACCGTGAAGTGCTGCAGGAACGGCAGCACAGCCTTCGTGACCGGGTTGACCGCGAACACGCCGGCGATGGTGAACACGGTCCCCTTCAGGATCGTGACCGATGCACCCCAGGTGTCCGTGATCAGGTTCTGCGTGCCAGGCACCGACTCGGTGTTGAGCACGGTGGCGTAGGTGACGTTCTGCGACGCGCCGTTGATCAGCGCTCCAGCGTCGGCACCAGTACCGGTCGTGAACGTGGGAACGTTCTGCGACATGTAGGTCTTGATGCCGCCG